GCAGTACAGAGTATTTGTGTTCAATTAACTTTACTAGTTTTGCAGCAGATTCTACAGTAAAAGATTTACCTGAGGTATCAATAGGCCCTGTTGGACTTTGTATAACATTTTGAGTAATTCCTCTGCCAAACGGTTGAAAAACTACTATTGGCTTATTTCTTTTGCTCTGCATGTCTTTAATAATACTAGCAGCAGTAATCTTTTCTTCGTGGCTTAAATTTAGTACTGGATTTGGAAGTGCTTCATCTAGTGTACCGTTAATACAAATGTCAAATGCTTGTGAAATATTACACTTTTGATTATAATACTCCCAAACAGCATAGGGTTCTGGAACTACAACATTTCTATGCTGTACTTTGTCTCTAAACAAATGAGGACCATTAACAGGATATGCTCTACCATGTAGAGTTGGGTGACAAGTAAATGCTTCATATGCAAATTCTGAAAATATTATAAAATCATCGTGTGGATTGTTTCTATGAAATTTTTCTAGTGCAGGGATAGAACAGACGACCCTACCAATTCCACCATTGATATAAAACGCAGTATGTCTTGTATTACTCATAGTTTTAACTCATTCAATGTTTGTTTATCTCCAAAAGTACCTTTAACAAAACAATTAAAAGCTAAACTTATTCTATTTTTATCAGAAGCATTAGGGTTCACTTCATGTAAAGTTGTAGAAGGAAAATATATAATTGCATTGTTTTTTACAGGAACTTGCCAAGAATTTGAATTAGCTATATTCCATTCTTTAGGATTAATTACTAAAGTAGGATTATTTGTAATTGTTGACGCAGAGTTTGGTGTAAGGAAAGTTATACTAGCTGCATCATCTACATCTATATAATACACACCGCTAATAATAGCATTAGAATGATTATGTCGATGATGTGCAGTTCCAGGCGGATTTATATTTAACCAGGACTGGGTGATATAAAATTCAAATCTTTCATCTATGCACAGCAGATCATTAACATATTCGTTTAAACCGTTTATAATTCTATTTTTTATTTCTTTGTATGACTCTAATTCTAAAATATTACTTTCTGCAGATGAAAAATTTTGTTCTCTATTAAGAATTAGATCGGTTTGCTCGTTACTAGTATCGTGTATTCCACTTAGGCTGCAATATTCGTCATATATAAATACTGGTGTTCCAAACAATAACATAGTGTTTGTCCAAGCTCGTATAGGTTGTTTCATTTTTTTATCTCATTTTGTATTCTAATGTTACCAGAAATGCTTATTCTATAATCGTCTGATGTATAAAAAGGATTAACACCGTGTTTTAATTTTGAAGGAAATAACATCATAGTACCTTCCCAACCTTTGTCTATAGGTACTAGCGAAGGAACAATATCGCCTAATGTATTAGTGTAATAAAAACAAAATTTTGAAGTTGCTGCTTTAGACCTATCACCGTCAATTTCTGCTGATGTTGGTGGAAAATAATTTTCTTCATCTGTTAGGTTATAGGGAATTTTCATCCATATTACAAAACTAAGAACGCCAGCATGCTGATGCAGCGGATTAAATTCGTATTTTTTTTGTTTATTGACCCAAAGACTATCAAGATATATTCCGTACGGCGTATTCTTAGCTGCTTCTTCAAACGCTTCAACATATCCTGGATATGCATTTCTCCAAGAGTTAGCTACTGCTAGTATGTATTCGGCTATATCGTCTTTTATATGATTTAAAGAATACTCTTCTTGTAAATGTCCTAACAAGAGGTGATTGTATTCACCAGGTTTTTTATCAATTTCATTTATAGATTTTTCTAAAAAACAATACAAGTCAAAAGGTATTTTTGTTTGAACAACACCAAAATTATTAAAGTTTATTACTTTTGCTATAGATCCTATCGATCCATCTTGCGTATCTGATTGATTACTCATACGAGTTGTTATCTCCATCATTATATATATTCTGTTTTAACCACTCGTATGCGCTAAGTTGGTTTTGAGCTGCGGCTGACCATTGTTTCATTTTTTCATGTCTATCGTAAAGAAAATAGTTACATCTCTCTTTTAAATTTTCATTAGTACTCAGCCGCCTACGCGATGCATCAACTTCATTAAACACAGAATAGTTCATTCCATTAGCAATGCATACTATTCCACCACGGCCGGTGTGCGCATGGTCTGTGGTGTGTCTGTTAAATAAATTATTGAATTCACCTCTGCTATTACTTAAATTAGTACTGTATGTTCTTGCCCGATTTTTACGCCAATAATCGCTATCGCTTCTAATAGAAAGTGCATAGTGTAGCGCAACGAATTCTGCAAAACCATTATAAAACTTCCTTATCTGTGCATTATATACATCACGATCCCATTGATTGACCACTGGCCTATCTATATGGCGACAAAATTCTAGCATAAATTCATGCACACTCATTAATCCGTTGCTTTCTAACGGCTCAATAAATGCTGCTGATAGGCCAATCGCTAGTACGTTTTTAACCCATGTTCTTTCGTAGATACCAGTTTTAAAGTTAATTTTATTAAATTTAAGATCATCAGTAACTCTGTTAGGGTTGTGTAACTTCATCTTATCTGAGTTGAGATAATCTTTAAATTCTTGTAGGGCGTCTTCGTCAGTGGTAAATTCGTCAGAGTATACGTAGCCGGTTCCTATCCTTGACCATAGCGGTATGTTCCAAACCCATCCGTTGGTTAATGCTGTGCAATTCGTATATACTTCTAATTCTTTTTCTTTATCAGTATAGGGTATTTGGACTGCCCATGCTTTATTGTTGGGTAAAATATGTTTGTAGGACACATAGGGTTCATCTAGTGCTTCGCCTAACAGCAAGCTCTTAAAACCAGTACAATCAACATATAGATCTGCTGTTAATTCTTTTCCATTGTCTAGTATTATTTTAGATACGCCATGTTCATCTGTTAAAATTTTATCAACAGTTCCAATTATATGATTAACACCGCGGGGAATACAATATCTCTCTTTAAGATATTTTGCAAAAAGTGCAGCATCAAAATGAAACGCAGTATCATAATCAAATCTAAAATTATCTAATTTACCGTCAACATTTGTTGCTATTTTGTTTTCATTTACTAGTGACATAATTGGCCAAAAGTTATCTGCAAAATCACTTGTAGGCGTTGCTGGATAATAAATCTTTTTAAGAAGCCAATCGTTATAATTAAAATTTTGATTTTCTACTGGATCGCCAAACGGATAATGGAATGATCCCGAATCTTTATCGTAAAAATCAGTAAATTTAATGCTAAACTTGTAAGTACCGTTGGTATGCTTAAGAAAGTCAACATCGTTTATTCCAAGGTAATTGGTCCAGTCACGGATAAACGCCAGTGTGCTCTCACCAACTCCTATGCGGGGAATATCTGAACTTTCTACTAATGTAATATTTTTATTTGGGAATTTTCTAATAAGAGTTGCCGCTGCCATCCATCCTGCTGAGCCGCCGCCAACTACTAGTATAGATTCAAATGCCATAATGAGATCTCCTTTGATATTATATTTAATTATAACATCAAAGGAGATCTTGTCAAGTTGATTTTACTAGATTATTCTTCTGTAGGAAGCGGAGTACCTGGATCAGGTAGTGTGACTCCAGGAAGCAATGGCCAAACAATATCAGCACCGCTTGTTATTGTTTCCCAGTTTACTGTTGAGGGTAAATCTCTAAGAGCTTGTCTATACTCAGCCCATGCTGCTTTTTTTTCACTACTGAGTGGTGAATCAACTGCCTGTGTCCAATCACATTGATACAAAAGATTATGTCGTGTTCTATCCATAAATCGTACACGTTTTTCTGCTATAGAAATTTCGTTTTCTATCCAAAGCTGCGTAAATGTACCGTCGTCATTCTTTACAATTTCGCCCATTTCTCTATCAATGTTAGTTTCACCGTTGGGCGGGCCAGTCCATCTTGAGTTTAGTACTGGGGCGTAGCCTTGAGTAGTTAGTTCCTCGTTAGTAAAGTCCCATGTATTACCCATTACATGAAAAATGTTAATTGGGTCTATAAATGCGTACTCGGGTATCGGATCTCCGTTTGCATCAATTTGTATGTAAAATTCAGTAAATTGCATTTCTGTTCCTCATTTATATTATGGCAAGTTGTGTGTATTGCAGCATGGCCAGCAACGGTTTGAGCCCCAGATGATGCGCACCACACCTGGTCCACCCCAGCCGCCGCCATGTGACGTGCCGCCTCCGCCGCCACCGCCGCCAAATGATCCGCCACAGCCATAGCCGTTACCTTGACCGTTGCTCCATGGTTCACCAGGTTTTCCACAAGTGCCGCCGCTGCCTCCTTGGCCGCCGCTGCCTGCTTGATGGCTATAACCAGCATTACCGCAACATCCGCAACTGACAGGGCTTGTAGTGTAGCAGCACATACCGCATGAACCTGTGCCGCCGCCACCGCCTGTTCCGTAAGTTGAACTATGGGCGGAAGTGCCTTGGCCGCCGCCGCCGCCGCAACCATATCCTACCGGTGAATTGTTTGAGCTAGCAGGTCCAGCACTGCAATAGCCAGCGCCTCCGCCGCCGCCGCCTGCGGTGCTGGTATGTGCTACCATTCCGTAACCGCCACAGCAGCTTGTTGCTCCGCCAGGGATGCCTGGAAAGCTGAAACATCCGCCATAGCACCCGCAGCAGCCACCACAGGCAACCATACCTGGCCAACAACTATCACCGCCTTGACTTCCGCTCCAGCAGCCGCCGCGCCCTACCAGCACTGTATAACTGCTGCCAGGAGTTACTGGAATATTGTTGGCCCAGACCATGCCGGCGCCGTGGCCGCCACAGACTGCCCAGGAGTAGCATCCGCCGCCACCACCACCTATGGCCATAACGCTTACCGCAGTTACACCAGTAGGTGCGACCCAAGTAAACGAGCATTGGCCGCCGTTTTGTCCATAAGCACCTTCGTATTGTTGTTGTCCTACTGGAAGTAAAAAAGTAACGCTTTTACTAAATGCCTTAGTTCTATATGTAGCTGCTGGCATATTGGTATTGCGAACACCCAGCGTAAATGTGTATGTATTTTGGCCAGAGCCGGGCGTAGGAAAGGTCATTAACCCTGTACTACTAATAGTAACATCACTAGGTAATGTTCCTCTAGTAGTTATCGCCCATTCAGTTGCAGTACCTGAGTTAGCAAACTGAACTGTTTTTGGTGTTGTTATAACAGCAATGTCAACGTTGGTATTGTCAGTTGTGATCGTTGGAAAATCATTGGTTGAACTAATGATTATGGATACATCTTCGTTATAAACGAACCCATATTTTGTATCTGTAACCACAGTGTTCAATACAACAGTGGCTGGATTTCCTGCTGGGGGTGATGTTAGTGTACCACTTAATGCTCCGTTTGAAGCTAGTGTTAGTCCATACTGTGCGCCACTGCGCCAAGCCCATGTAAATGTAGAAGTTGACAATGCGCCTTCCAGTGACAGTGTAGTTGATATCGCTTCGTTTGCATTGATGTAGTTTGGTTGACTAGTGGGATTAAGTACAGCACCGGCCGCCGCAATGTATTTTTCGCCATCACTGGTTAATATTTTACCAGCATTTGCATATGAAGCATCTTCAATAGCCTTTCCACCTGCTGTTTTATTTTTTGATAAACCTACGAATCTTCCCATTATAGTTTCCTTTTATACGTCTATTTATGCAGCAGTTTCAATGCCATATATAACAGCATTTATGTTCGCTAGACTAGATGTTACTACTAATTTATTACCTGCTGCTAACACTATTCCAGTTCGTTCTAAAATGTTCTTAGGAAGCAGGTCTGTTGTAAATTCAAGGTATTCGCTAGTCGTAGGAGTATCAGAAGATGCTGTTAATGCCACACTGATTGCTGAAGTTCCTGATGTATTTCTATTGCATATTGTAAAACTTACCACAGCATAAGTACTAGCTGGGCATGTATATATTGTTTGTGTTTGGGCAGTTGATGCATAATTAACTGCTCCTAATCTTCCTGTAGCCATGTTATATTTTCTCCATTATGATAAAAAGTAATTCAATGCAACTGGAGCGCCTTTAACACCGCCAGTAAAGTTAATTTTCTGTAGTATATTTATCTGGTTACCAGTAGTGGTAGTGATCTGATTGGCAGATATCTGTAACTGTCCTGCGGTAATACTGTTAACATTAAGCTCACCTATGCCGCCACCAATCTGTGATTGGATGTAGGTTTTGATTGCTTTTTGTGTTGGAACAATATTATCACTGTTGGCTGTAAAAGTGCCGTCTGTACTGAATTCTGTAATAACAGCACCAGTACCACCCAGTGATACAGAACCCAGCTGTAGCTCTTGCAGTCCAGAAATACTAAATGCGTTGGCATTTAGCGTTGCGACACCTGTTGCTTGTTCAACGTTAAACAATCTACCAACACGGAAGTTACCATCTTGGTCTGTTGAGGTATAGAACACTCTACCACCATTGTTGTTTACTGTTTCTTTGTTTGGATCAGCAGCAACAAGTGGTAATCCTGGATAGTTTGTATTAGCAATATTTCCAGTTCCGACATCTAGGAAGTCATGTCCTGTTAATCGTACTTGGCTGTATCGTCTGCGTACTTCTACAGATGAAGCATTCGCTGGTGCATTAGTAATTGTAAGTGCTGGGCTAACTTGTAGCTGTGCAGCATAATTACCTGTTGACCCTGTTAAATTACGCACAGATACTAACTTATAAAATGTTCCTGAAATAGCTCCAAATGTTACGTTTGAACCTGCTACTGGAATGGCAGTTAGCCCTGATACATTTATGTACTCACCAGGTTGATATAAGTCAGCATAACCAACACCTGTTACAGTAGCACTTGCTGTTGTAAAGGCAGTACCTCTGTTGCTCCAAGTGGGTTGTTTTAATACACCGTTGCCTATACGTACCTGGGTAGGTGCATCTGCACCAATGTTGTTAGGATCTGTAATAGTTAGTGTTGGAGCAGATACATATCCTGTACCCGGATCCCAAATGTTAATTTGAGTAATTTTGCCATCTTTAACCACCGCTCTGCCTTTAGCAGTATCAGTATACAACGCCGATGCCGGAGCACTAAATGCTATTCTTGGCTCGATGGAATATGCTGTTGTAGCATTCAATGTGGTTTGAATTGCTAGTCCTGTAACATGATCCCATCCTGCTGTTCCTGTGCTGTGCTTGTATATTGTAGCAACCTTTGTACCGTTGTTGTATGCTTGGATATATCCATATTGTCCTGCGCCTCTGCCGCCAGTGATGTATACTGATAGTCCAACATACGCTGCATCTACAGTGTTTGGATCAGTGTTAGACAATGTAATAGCAGTGCTGGTTCCCTCTTGTGCGGTATTTTCTCTACCAATATAGCCTGACCCACCAAAATTAGCACCTGTTTCAAGCATTCTAACTTCAAAGACGCCACCAGTAGTGGTTACTTGTGAGCTAGCAATTACTGCTCCGTAACCTTCACCTGCTGGGCTAATTGTTGCGCCTGCTCCTGCGGTGTAACCAATACCAGCATTAGAATATTCTAAAGTTAAAATGTTATTGCCGTCAGTTAATACTCTTGCAACCAATGCTTCATTTGCATAGTTGTTAACTGTTGCAGTTGTAGCAGTTTCAGTACTATCTACACCTTCTGCTACAGTACCATAATCGCCGTATGAGCTGTTACCATTAGTAGCACGAATTTTGCCGCCAGCTTCTGCAAGATATCCAATGTGTGCATAGTAACTGAAAACAGATACAAGTTCTGCTCTGCCCAAGTTCGTAACCCAAGCTCCAATGCCATCGCTGATTACCTGTGTAAAGTCGTTGGCAACGATTGAGTCATTACCTCCTGAGTGCAAGTTTCCATCTACTTTTAGACCAATACAACCAGTACCAAATGTAGTTACGTTTTGTACATACGGTGATTTGTTAATAATCCAAACATTTGTATCTGTTGTACTAAATCCTGGATCAAGACTCACATATGCGCCAGCAGTTGGGCGTTTTGTCCCGTAGGCATTTGCTGCTCCTAGTGAGCCTGTTAGTCCTATTGTGGTACAGTTTCTTAGGCCAGTACCATTGCGCATATAGAACATATCTTCAAGTACGGATCCGTTAACAGCATTTACATAATAACGTGCTGCTAACAATGATTTATAATTACCTGTGTAGATTAAATCGTATTTTAAAGCATCAATATATCGATCAACATCTCGCAAGCAATATGCTGCGTTGTATGTGTAACCCGAATAGGTAAATGCAATAAACGCTGTAATTTCATCTTTAATAAATTGGCGATTAGCTTCTAATACTTCACACGCATATGTGTAGCCAGTTGAAGTTTCAGGAGTGTTAGTTCCTGTCATAGAAGGTAAGCTGCCTGCTGCATTAATTTTATAATTGATGTAGTTATAAATGTTGGTTACTTTTGCTGCGGCTGCTGTTCCAGCAGGTGACGAGCCAGCGGGTCTAGTAGTAACCTGCGTTGATGTATTTCCTGTAGTTCTTGTAATTGCAATGTTCTGTATGATGTTAGACACAATTGCTTGTAGTCTGTTAATAGTACCCAGTGTTTTGGGTACATCTGTACCTGCAATCAAGCTACCTGCTGGTGAAATTTTAGTACCGCGCAATTCGTCACCTACAATAGCACAGTTTTCAGGCACAATGATAGGAAGTGTTTCGATAAATGTTCCTGTTTTAACAAAGATTGTATCTTGTGCTTTAACCTCAGCAGGTATACCTGCATTAGAGTTAGCTGTAATTGCAGCAGTTATCACAGTGATCAATGATGTTATTACAGATTGTGCATCAGTTTCTTCTGGTATAGAAGTATCTGTAACTCTTGTTATAACTCCTTGATAACTAGCTGCTGGTGCAACATTAGATATTACTGCATCAATTACTGTGGCTAGATAATTAATTGCTGCAACTGTTTGATTCTTTTCTGCTAAGATAGCAGCTAATAGTGTAATACCTGAGAAATATGATAGTGTCGCTGCTCTTGTACGTGCATTACCACCATGTGAAATATCCCAAACAAGTGCGTCAATAATCTGACCCATGTCTCGTTCGCATTTTGTAGGACTTGGATTAGTAAATCCAGACCATATGCCTGTACCAGCTGTAATTTGAGCTGCTACCCATCCTTTAACTTCAGCTGCAATAAAACTTCTATTCTTTTCTAATAGTGTTCTTGCATTAGGACGCATTGCGCCTTTTAAAACCTGTTCAGTAGCATAGCGTACAGATTTCCAAGGACGGTCTAGTGTTTTACCGTAACCTGGTGCTGGTAGGTCTACACCTTCGCCTGTTGATACATAGTAAACATTGTTGATCTGACCAAAGTAGTCCCACTGCGGTGCATTACCAGCAGCATTTACTTTTAGAACCTGTCCTGGTGTTCCAATAGGCAACCGTGTAGCGCCAGCGCCGCCGTAGTAAACCAAATCACCTAAAGTAGTTAAGTTTCCTGACTCAGCACCAGCAGTTAGTAGATTCCAATAAGTTCCTACAACATCTTGATCTGGACGATTCTGCGCAACTACTTGGTCAGCAGTGTGTGCTAGTATACAGATATAACTGTTTACACCGTGTTTTACTGTATCTCCTGCGTCATAAACTGATGCATTGGCCCATGTATTTTTCCAATACATGCCGCTGTTTAGTCTTTCCCAGTAGCTAAGGTTAGGTGGACGGTATGCTGTTGAGTGATCAGCAATACATAGATATGTATAACCATACAATCTTACTACTTCACCTACTTTGTACTGAGGTGTACTGCCGCTCCAATCACCTACAAATTTAAAACCAGTAGTAAATAAATCCCAATCAAGTGGATTAGATGACGGAGTTGATGCTAGGTTGTTGGTTACTGCTACATAGCTGTAACCACCATAGGTTACAAAGTCACCTGGTTGATATCTAACTGAGTTGCTCCAAGAATCTTCAAATTCTAAGCCTTCAACAAACTGCTCCCACTTTGCTTCATCTTGTGTAAAATATGTTTGGCTAGTATGGTATGTTTTACAAATCCAAATGCCGCCGCCATATTTAACAACATCATTTACTTTGTAGCGAACAGCCGGACCTGGTGAAGAACTTTGCCATTCACCTTTATACTCAATGCCTTTGTGCAAGTAATCCCACTTGCCTTGGTCGTCTTCAAGACCTAGTGCTGCTGATGCAGCACTAGTATGACCTGTGTTACAAACATATAATTGTCCGCCATATCGAACTATATCATTCTTTCTATATCTATGATTTATTAGCCAATTGTTAGTCCAATAAAACCCTTCAGAGAAAGTGTTCCACTTGCTTTGATCTTGTTCAAGGCCATCAGAGTCAGTATTTGCAGTTGCGGCTGAGGTATGTTCTTCTGTACATATGAATACTGTACCGTTGTACTTAACGATGTCATTTATTTTATATCTAAATTCAGTAGCCCAGTCTGCTTTGTAGTCAAATCCTTCGCAGAATAGATCCCACTTTTCTTGATCGTCTTCTAATCCTAATGTAATTGAAACAGAGCTAGTATGTGCTTCATTAGCAATATAAAGATAGCCACCGTATTTAACAATGTCATTTACTTTATAATAAGTGCCTTGTGTCCAATCGCTTTTCCACTCAGTGCCGTCTGAAATTTTATTCCAGTGCAGCTCTTGCTCTATAGTAAATAATGATGGAGCAGTATGGCCAGAAATACAAACATAGGTATTTCCACCATTTCTTACGATATCATCTTTGTAATAGACCGTAGAAGTTGCCCAATTGCCCTTCCATATAAATCTAATTCTACCTAATTTAAATTCAGCCATTTAAAACTCCACTCCGTTATATGTATTTATTAAAACTTAATTATCTAAGACCAGATGCTGCAAATGAAAAATACATTTGTGCTAGATAACTTCCGTCAACTCCTTTAGACATGCTTACCAGCCTAGGAATCACTATTTCAAGACCTGATGTAGTAGTAATGTTGGTTGAATACATTCTTACTTGGCCAGCCTGCAATATTGTAGTATTTGCATCAGATCCTCCGCCAGTTATCTTACTGTCCATATATTTTATAATAGCAGCCTGTGTTGGTACTATACTATTTGAATTAGCAACAAATGTCGGTTCTTTACTAAATTCTGTAATTGTTACTGCTGATCCACCAACAGTAATTCCGCCTAAACTTAACTCTGTTAATCCGCTTAAATTAAAATAATCTGCATTAACTGATACAATGCCTGTAGTCTGTTGTACTTGGAATAGTTCACCAACTCGAAAGTTACCATCTTGATCAGTTGAAGTGTAGAATACTCTACCGCTATCAGCTTCTGTAACTTCGTTGTCTTGCTGTGGTTCATTTAAAGGACCTGAACCAGCAACATATAAACCTGGATAGTTAGTAGTTGTAGTGTTACCAGTTCCTACATCCAAAAAGTCGTGTCCAGTTAATCTTACTTGGCTATAGTTTTCTCTAATAATTAAACTAGTATTATCGTTTGGACTTTCTTCATTTGACATTGTAGGTGAAATTTTAATAGCAGCAGTGTAATTTGGTGCAGATCCAGAATAACTAGTAATTGCTACAACTCTATAAACAGCATCATTAATTCCTAATATTGATAAACTTGCTCCTGGTCCAGGTAATCTTGTTATATTTTTTAAATTAATAGTATTACCTGTTTGATATATATCTGCAAACCCATCACCGCTGGTGGTAGCTGTAGCACTAACATATCCTATACCTCTATTTGCAAAATATGGTTGTGCTAATACTCCGCTGTTAACACGAGGCAATGTTTGAACTGCTACAGTGCGTTGTGAGTCAGTAATTGTCACAGTAGGAGTAGAAGTATAGTTACTACCAGGATCGTACATTGTAAACGCTGATATTCTACTTGATGTCACTGTTGCTCTTGCAAGCGCCCTTGCACCAGTTTGAACCTTATTCCAAGATGATCCACCATCGCTAACCGTAATCCATATGCCGGCATTGTTGTAGGCAGAATTAGTCCAAACTCTAGAAGCACTAGCTGCATACGCAACAGCGTCATCGCCTGCTGTTCTCCAAATTTTTCCTCCAGGTGATTTAGCAATTGCTGTTCCTGTTCCTGTTGCTAAGAATACACCGTCACCATATGTAACATAACTAAATGTTGATCCACTAGTAATAGTATTTTGATACCAAGTAATACCATCAAAACTGTATGCTGTCGTATTGCCTGTTGCAGTTATGGCAACAAATCTTCCGTTACCGTATGTGATACTGTTCCATGTTAGAGCACTTAATGCGCCTGCTGCTATTGTCCATGTTACACCATTGTTAGAGCTGTATGCTACTGCGCCAGATGATGGATCAATAGTAACAAACTTTCCAGAACCATAAGCAGCGATGGTCCAAGTTTGTGAAGTACCTGGAATAGTTGTGCTGGTCCAAGTATCACCATTGTTTGCACTATACAGTACTGTTTGAGAGTTATATCCAATCAGCACAACATTACCGCTAGAATTAGCAGCGATACCTGACCAGCGACCTGCTGTAGGTAATGTTACTGTGGCCCATGTTTCACCGTTGCTTGATTGAAGAATTGTACTATGGGTCGCAGCTCCTTGTAATTCTCTTGCAACTAAAAATTTTGTTCCTGTGAATACTAAACCGCTAAGTGAATAGCCAGCGCCTAAACTTAAAGGAGAACTCCAACTAGTGCCATTATTAGTACTGTATGCTGAGCTTGGTGAGGCACCATTGTCTGATACTGCTACAAAATGTCCTAGACCGTAGGCAATAAATTTCCATGTATCCGTTGTAATCCCTGTAACAGCTGATGATGTTACTGCTGGTTCATTCACAACAACCCTTGGTTCAATTTTATATCTTGTAGTAGCATCTAATAAAGTTTCAATTGGCCAGCCAGAATATATGTGATCCCACCCAAGATTACCGTCTGTTTCTCTTCTAATAGTAGCTATTTTGCTCACAGCATCATATGCAGAGATGTAACCGTATTGTCCAACACCTTTACCAGAATCAATAAAAACACGCATGCCTAGATATTTAATGCTAGTTCCGGTTGTATCAGAAGCTGATATGGTAATACTAGTAGTATCGCCAGACTGTGCATTATTAAATAAGTATTGATAATTTAATCCACCAGGGGTACTTGAATCTGCAGGATCTATTACACGAATTTGAGAAACTGCATTGTATCTAAATTCATTGAATAATGCGCTGGCACTTATACCACTACCTACAATACTAGCTGTCGCAGAAGTATAACTCTGTCCTGCATGACTATATCCAAACGCTAGTATCTTATCTCCGTTGGTGTGTACTATGCTTACTTGGGCTTCTTTTGAACGGTTATCTACATTACCTGTAATAGGTACTTCAGTTAAGTCATATCCTTCTGCTCTTGATCCATATGTACCATAAGAGTTATTACCGTTGGTAGCTCTTAGTATTCCACCCATAGTTGCAAGATATCCAATATAACAATAATATGTGAATACACTTACAAGTTCTGAACGACCTAAGTTATCAGCCCAGTACCCAATACCATCGCTGATTACCTGTGTAAAGTCGTTGGCAACGATAGATTTGTTTCCGCCGTTGTGTAGCGCACCATCAACTTTCATTCCAATACAACCAGTACCAAACGTAGTTACGTTCTGTATGTAAGGTGATTTAGTAGTAATCCATACATTAGCGTCACTTGGCCCTGTACCAGGGTCTAAACTCACAAATGCGCCTGCACTTGGACGACGTGAACCATAGGCATTTGCTGCGCCCAGGGTTCCGTATAGACCTTGCAATGTCATATTACGAATACCTGAACCGTTGCGCACATAGAACATATTACTAGCTATATAAGCATCTGCTGGTTGAATAATGGTACTGCGAAGCTCATCTCCCACTAGTGCTACGTTAGCTGGAATGCTGATTGGTAATATTTCTTGGTATACACCCGTTTTAACAAATACAGTAGCAGGTGCTCGACTAGCTAGATCAGCTTGAATATAATCCATAGCATATTTGATAGTTTTAAACGGTGCTGATAAAGTCCTACCGTTGGTGGAAATATCAAGGCCTTCATTAGTTGCTACATAATAAACTTTATTAATTGTACCAAAATTTAACCAATCAATACCTATATCGCTTGGTGATTTTAATACTTCACCTGGATTGCCGATGGGGTACCTTACAGTGCTTGTACCATTATGTGTTCTTAAATCACCACGAGTACTTAAAACATTACTGGTTACGCCTTGATTTAAAACGATCCAATAGGCGTTTGTTACATCTAAACTTGGTCTAGAAAGCGATGTAGTTGAGATATGTCGTTGAACGCAATTATAAGTTATACCAGTATCAGTAACAACGTCACCTAAATTGTAATTTACTCCCGAAGCATCCCATGTATTTTTCCAATGTGATCCAGTTACTAGTTTCTTCCAAGAAGTTAATAAGTCTGGTTGTACATTTGTACTGTCGGCAGTAGCAACATATAGATACCCAGTATTTCTAATTACATCGCCTGTCTTGTATGCTGTAACAGAACTCCACTCACCTCGGTGTCTGTAACCTTCTTTTAACAGTTCCCAGTTGCCTGTATTTTGTACAATTCCATTTACGCTTGGTAGAGAATTAAAATTATTCTGCAATGCTGTATATGCATAGCCACCATGTAATACTATATCACCCTTTTTATACTCAACTGATGCTGTCCATACATCTTCAAAGCCGGTTCCTGGTAACCATACTGTCCAGTTGCTCTCGTCAACTCTTAAGTTACTAGCACTTGATGTATGCTTAGTTGTACAAATCCATAAGGTATGATTCCACTTAACAATATCTTGTAGTTTATATCGTGTATTAGGTGTCCAATCATCTTTATATTCAATACCTATTACAACAGGTTCCCAATTAGCTTGATCGGTTTCAAGGCCCAAATATGTTGGACTTGTATAGGTAGCAGATGTATGATGAGTTACACATCTATAAACTTTTCCACCGTATTTTACAATATCGTCAACATTATATTTGTAGGTTGGTTGCCAATCTGCTAACCAATGATCAGAGCGAGTAACTATATCCCATTTTGCAAGATCAGCTTCTAATCCTGCGGCTGTAGAACTGTTTGCTCTATGTTTTAGTTTACATATATAAGTTATTCCGTTGTATCGAACAACATCACCAAGATCATAATAGGTATTAACAGTCCAAGTATTGAGCCAATTATAAGTTTTAGCAACAATAGTCCATTTTATTACATCTTGAGGAAGGCCTTGAGTAACACTTGCTCCAGATGTATGAGAAGTCTGGCATCGATAAACGTATCCTTTAAACTTTACAATTTCACCTTCACTATAAAAAGTATTATTCTGCCAGTCTTGTTTCCAAACAAAACCATCAAACATTAATTCCCATTTATACTGTGTTTGTAATGTTGAGTCTTGATCAGTATCACGATCTACATAAAAGTTAACAGCATCTGATGTGTGACCAATCAAACATACATATGCTTTACCTTGATAGTAAACTATATCATCTTTGATATAAGAAGTTACAGTATCCCATTCACCTCTCCATCTAAATCTAATTCTATCTAAATTAAAATCTGCCATTTTCTATTCCTAAATCGTTTATAGACCGTTTGATGAATCGCCATCTGTATATGTGTGATTTTGATTTACTCTCAACACTAACTCGCCTTCATCATTTATATAATATAATACATTTCTATCATCCCAACGAAACTGTTCATAATTTAAATTTTCATATACTAGATCATGAAACACATTTCTACCTTCGTAAAAATCTTGTCCTTCTTGGAAGTTAGGAAAATTTTCTGTTGGCTCTCCTGGTTTGTTAATGGTTAAAGTATCAGCGGCTTTTAGTTGGTCAACTTTACCTAAAAACAATTCACCGTTGTCTGTTCTGCGCAGGCCGTAGAAATATCTGTTCTGCACTGCTGCATAAACTGATTCTGCTGATGTTCCAATATATGTTGACATAACTGATCCTTATATAATATTTACATAACTTATTAACGCATCAACTGCATCGTTTCGATCTGCTTGGACGTACAGTTGATTATTTGGTGCGAGGATTAATTTTTCGCCGCCTAGCAATCCTCGCAAGCTGGTATTAGGTGGTACCATAACATCTTTTAAGAAGTATCCTGAAACGCTAGTATCATCATGGATTAATATGCTTGCAAATACAGGAAACTCTGTAATATTTGCCAAACTTATTCCAATGATGGTTGAACGTGTACCACCATTTGTTTCAATTGCAAGTATAGGAACTTCTCCTACATCTTTAATTACTTTATTTAAAAACTCTGTTGCCATATCTTTATCCTAGTATTATCACGTATTCAATTGCTAAGTTTTCAGCAGCACCGTAAGTAATAGATCCCGATGTACCTGCTACAGAAACCCATGATGAACCATCAAAAATTTCTAAGTATTGCTGATCAGTATTAAATCGTATCAATCCTGTTTCTCTGTATGGAGGTATTGGACGTTGTCCATCAGTTCCTACAGGTACTACAAACCCGCCTGTTCCTTCAACTTTAAAATAACCGTATCCTGTATTTCTAAAATTAGTAATGCTGTTGTTAACAGTGTTTGTAATCGTTGATCCCTTTATTAAAAAGTTATCAATTTGTACGCCGCCTGTTCCAGAACCAGCTAAAACTAAATTAGTATCAGTTGTTATTGTACTTATCTGATTTCCGTCTATAGCAATACTGTCAACTTCTATTCTATCTGCTCTAAATCTAGTAGAATTTAAATCAGCAACCAGTGCAGCATCTGCATAAAATCTAATAGTATTATCGTTAGCACCTGGCGTTAATTCTGCTGTAATATAGGTATTTAGATCTAGATCATAAACACCATTTAATGCTCGCCAATTTCCGTCGTAGCCTTCAAATAAACTAGTTGTAGTATTATACCTTATCATACCCACCGCAGGTGTGGGTCTAGCTGCTGTAGTGCCAGTTGGCAAATTAAATGCACCAGTTGAATCTAATCTTACAGTGCCGCTATTTGCAGCAAGAACAATATCTCCGGATACGCTAGAAATCGTATTGCCGCTGATGTGTAAGTTGCCAGTGTCTATTGTATCGCCAGTAATATAAGTAGAACTAGCTCCAGTTGTAACAGTTATACCATCATTGGTATTGATGTTGATCGTGCCAGATGTAAAGTTTACTGCTCCTGTTTGTTGATCTACATGGAATAAATCACCAACTCTAAAATCACCTTTATGGTCTACTGAACTATAGCGAACTTTAGCACTGTTTAATTCTACAATTTCGTTAGCTTGAATTGATAATACAGTATCGTTTGAAGAATCTAATCCCGAACCTACATAAGAAAAGTTATGGCTTATTAAGTATGCTAGTACACCAACACCATCGCCATATACTCCGTAATTGCCGTATACGCAAGCACTACCGATTGAGCGCAGTTCTCCGGCAAACTCAGTAAAGTCTGCTAGGGTAATTTCTGTAGCGGTTGCGCCTCCACTAAATCTAATGTCTTGTACTACTTTTGTTTGATCAACAATGGTTGTTGATCCGTTAGTACCATCAAAATTTAATAGTAGCTTTGTGTACGAGTCATTAGTAAACGGAACAACAGATGGTACAAACCCCGCAGTATAACGTGCAATACCTTTTGAGATTCTTAAATCATCTAAGTATCCGCCGTATGATGATGTTATAGTATTATTGCTACCAATAGTAAGTGCATAGTCAACACTGTAATTATTTGTATCAGTGTAAGTAGAACCTGCTTGGGTTCCATTAACAAACAACTTTGTACTAGTACCTTGACGTGTAATGGCAACATGAGTCCAAGTATTTAATGCCAACGTAGTTCCTGTAATTACAGTACTACTATTGACCGCATAGCGTAATACTCCAGTAGAACTTAAATTAAGTTGATGATAAGGAGTTGTACCACTAATAGGTCTAAAGTCTAGTATAGTTCCTAATGCAGTTACAGTTCTATAGGCCCAAAATTCAACAGTCCAGTTGCCTGTGCCAAATGCTAGCCCGTTTTTAGCTTGTACAAATGCATAGTCACCTGTGCCGTCTAATGCTAAACTTGCAGTGCCGTGTTTTTTAATCGCAGTTGATAGTGCAGCATTACCGTGGGCGGCAATTACTGCGGGATTGCGGTCTGATGTTGTTTGAAATCCTGATTGTTTTGAACTAATATAAAACTTACCATCAGTATCTTTAGCTGATATTGTGCCTGTTGCTAGTACCGTAGGATATGTTGAATAATAAGTTACAGTTTCGCCTGAAGTAAATGTTCCTGATAGTCCGCCTACTCGTAAACATGTACGTCCTGCACCATAAAGACCAGTTGGGCCGTCCAACATATAGATGCCCTTGTTAGCAAAGTATGTAAAACAGTTTAACCATTCAACGTGAGTACCGTTGGTTATTGTGACAGCATCAACACCTGGTGTAATAAATGTTACGTTAGAAAATAAGCAATATGCTTTGTTAGAAATACTAGTAGCAACTGCGCCGTCTAGGTATGCACCCTTGCCTGCATCGCCTTGATTAAATCCTCTAGGATCTGCTCCGCTGGTAACTGATCCTTTGGTAATTACGCTTACGTTTTTAATATAAGGACTGCGACTAGTTACTGTAAATCCAGGTGCAAATTTGAAAGCATGTCCAGGTGAGTAAAAATCTTTAACAGTAATGTCTTCAACTGTAGTTTCACCGTTGAGCAAAAATGCATCATTGTTTTGTGTGCCTACTGTAGGTTTAATGTTTACACTGCGTAAACTTTGTCCTCTAATTGTTACTCCTACAGGAATTGTAATAGGAAATATTTCAGTATAAGTTCCTGGATAAACATGCACAGTATCGCCAGCAGCAGCTACGCTTAGAGCATGTTTAACACTGCCAAACGGATCGTTAGGGTGATCGCCGCTGTATGCATCGTTGCCATTTTCTGCAACATAAAATATATTACCTTGTCTTAGTGCAAGATCAACGCCGTCTACAATTAGCGAACTAGTAGTAACTGTTCCGGCGTAAAAGTTGTTGGTCCATACATCTGCCCACTCTTTCCCGCCTGCTGCTGGATCACTGCCCAAGCTATAGGTATTGTTAATGTTGGGTATAATATCACTGTTGATTTCTGCGTTGAATACAACATTATCTGTAGTAGCATTACCAATAGTAATGTCACCGTCAGCTGTAATGTTTCCTGTTGCATGAATGTTTCCATGCACGTTTGTATTGGCAAAAATTTCTACAGTGCCAGAACCGTTGGGGATTAATTCTAAATTTTCATTAGATGTGTTGGTGCTGATAACATTGTTTTCAATGTTAATGCTGTCAACAGTTAACCGATTTTGATAAACAACAGTATCAGCAGTGCCTAATATAAGAGTAGGCTGATCTGTTAAAATAGTATTTCCGCTAAACGAGATATTTGCAATATTTGCAAAAGAACTTATTTCTAAGCCAGAGCTTTTTACAATCCCGTTTACGTCTAAATCGTATTGAGGTGATGCAGTGTTAATACCGACACGGCCATTATTAACATCAAGATATAATAGGTCGGTCTCAAAGGCTAAATTAACACCTTCGCGTAGAAGGTTAGCCTTTAAGAGCGGGCCCGTAATACGACCAACAGCCATCTCTTCTCCTCAATACGGGGATCCTGTCCCTCTAACCAAGTTCTCAGCCTTTCGGCTCTTTGCTGGTTAACCACAGTTTGAACCTGCTGGTGTTGGTCACACTAGCATTAATAATATTTATCGTTTTTTGGATTTAACCTAGTACAAGGGTGTAGATATCAAGCAAATCATACATTACTGCTGTAGTAACTGATGATCCTGAACCTGCTGATCGTTGCCACCCAGTAGACGTATAAGTTTCAAGATACAGTTCTGTGCTGTTCCAACGGGTATCTCCAATTTCTGGTAATGCGGGTCTGTTTATACTGTTACCTACAGGAACAGCGATACCACGGGTAGTATCAAATTTTAAATATCCCTGACCTGTGTGTACAATCCTAAGATCAGTTGCTGCTGTATTTTCAAATGTGTTATGACCTAATCTTAAATCGTATATTGCTGTATTACCTGCACCATTAGGAATAAGTTCTAAACTATTGTTTCCAATAGTGGTGCTGATAGTATTGCTGGTAAAATATATGTCTGCGTTGGTTAGGTTGTTAACTACAATTTTACCAGGAGATATTCTAGCAGCTTCTATGCTGTTGGTAGTAAACACAATATTGTTGTTTGTTGGTGCAGTTACCCGTGTGTTTCTGTCATCACTATAGATGCCACTAAACGTTACATTAGCAGAACTAAACCCTTCAAATAAGTTAGTTTCTGTGTTGTATCTAAAATCTGACTCTTCTAATTTACGTTCAAAGGTTGTTCCTCTAGGAACGATAAAACCAGGGTTATTAGCAACATTAAGAAATCCAGTAATTGGGTTCCAAATTAAATCGCCCGTTGTTGTAGCAAGGGTATTGCCGCTAAATCTAATATTTCCAATGTTGATTTTTTCGCCGTCAATATATGTTATATTTCCGTTGGTGTTTATAAAGATAGCGTTGATGCCTGTAAAGTTAATTCCATTAGTATCAAAGCTAGTTGTTCCATTCTCAAAATTTACATAAAACGTATCGCCTACTCTAAACATTCCGCCAGCATCAATAGATGTATAATATATTCTACCGTTGTTTAATTCAACTTTTTCTTGATCTTGTAATGTTAGTGTTTCATCATTTGAAGAATCTAATCCTGCACCTGTATAGGAAAAATTATGTCCTATTAAGTACATGCGAGTGTCAGCGCCATCTGCTTCCGCAGCGACTGTTCCATAAACATTTGCAGAACTTACGCTACGAATTTCAGCACCAAATTTAGTTCCTAAACTTCCTAATCCAAGAGTTCCCTGCGTGGCATATAGTCCCTTATTAGCAAAGTATGTAAAACAGTTTATCCATTCTACCTTTGCTCCGTTGGTCATAGTAAGACTGTCTGCGTCAGGTGTAATAAAAGTTACACTCTCAAACAGCATACTTGCTTGAGTGCTTGAACTGTGTACGTCGCTGCCGTCAACTAGAGCTCCTTTGCCTGCGGTCAATGTAATTGGCGGGCCGCCACCTCCACCTGATACTGGCATTATATACCTCCTGTTATAACAGTTACATTACGTATGTAAGGTGACCTATCTACGATTAATGCATTAGGTGCAAAGCGAAAAGCATGTCCTGTATTGGCTATTTCATCATAAAAGAAATCCTTAACAGTTATATTTTCTACCATAGTATTTTGATTTAGATGAAATATGTCTTCGCTTATATAACTTATTGCAGGTTTTACTATAGTATTTCTTAAATCTTCTCCTGTAATAGTTGTATTCTCAGGAACAACTAAAGGACAAATTTCTTCATACTCACCTGGATATATAAAAATAGTTACTGGTCCTGCTGTACTGCTGTCTGCTACAGCAAGTGCATGTTCTATAGTTCTAAATGCACCATGCTGATGATCGCCAACATTAGTGTCGCTGCCTAGTGTACTAACATAGAATATATTACCTTGGCGGCGGGCTAAACTGGTATTGTCAACAGCAAAAGCATCTACTTCTACTCGTTGCCCGTTTAATAGGTTACTGTAAATGTCTTTCCATTGTTTAGATGATGAACCTAAGCTAAAACTATTGTTAACATTTGGAATGATGTTACTGTTTATGTCTGATTCAAAATCTACATTATCAGTGTTGCTGTCGCCAAATACAACATCACCGTCAAATGTAATGTTACCAGTAGCATGTAGTGCTCCTGTAACATTTGTATTTGCATAAATTTCTAAAGTGCCAGTGCCGTCAGGTCTAATTTCTAAATTAGTATTAGGTGTTTCTGTTTTAATAGAATTAAAATTTATTTTTATATCGTCAGTTGCAATACTAGCAGCAATAATACTTGGAGGTTCGTGAGGTACTAGATAATGTACAGCACTGCCTATATGTAAGTCGCCCAATGATACACTTATTTCACTATTTTCTATAGTAAAGCTAGCTACATTCAAGTAAGTTAGTGTTTCTAATCCAACACTTCTTATAGTACTAACTACTTCTAAATCAGTTGAAGGCGATTCAGTATTAATACCAATTCTATCAGAAGCAACCTTAAGTTGTAATAGAGCAATATCTGAACTTTGATCTTTGAAATTTAAGTCTATGCCATTGCGTAGCAGATTATCTGCTAGAACGCCACCACTGATTCTGCCTACTTGCCCTGCCATTTAGATCTCCTTTGACAGTAGTATTTATTTGTCAAAGTTATGTAGAACTGTTACGTCTTTTCCAAAAGGAACAGCAGTACCAAACTGAACATACCATCCCGAAGCCTTGGCTGGTGGATTTTGTACTAGTGTGTAGTTTGTTATAGGAATTTGAAAAACGTTTTCAACAAATACTAAAATATTTTTTTCTGTCGCTGGTATTGGATAATCAGCATCACCTGAATTAAGAATACCAAAAGTTGTTTCAACGCCATCAGCACCGGTAAATGTTTGTTGTGTTATACCTGGATTTTGATTAGGTTCTTTAAATCTTAATTTGCGCCAAGCAGTATTTTGATATACTTCAAACTCATTAACTGAGGTATTATAGCGTAAATGTCCGTTGACTGGATGTGCAGGTCTTTGTGCAGTTGTACCTTTTGGTACCAACATTACATTGTGTGAATCTAAAATAACTTGATCATGGACGTCATATTGAATTCCCTTACCAGAGATATTTCTCATGTTAGTAGTTTGACGTTTGATAAGTCTCATATTATACTTCCAAATAACTTACGGTTGCTGCTAGGTTTGTAGGTGACTCGCCTAAAAATGTAATTCTATCACCTTCATCTAAAATAACTTTTTCGCTGTCAAATGTAAATGTTTCACCTGCAGGCAATTGTAAACTTCTAATTACCATGTTGGTATTACCTTTGGGTTGTCCGTTAGGTACAAAATGCATGTCAAAGTTTGTTATACCATCATACTCATCTGCAGGATTAGGTGTCCATGTATTACAAACCATTATTGTAGTAATGGCATATCTTTTACCAACGGGTACTGTTAGTACAGTAGTGTCAGTATTTCCAATTAATGTATTAACTATTGCCATTGTGTTTTATCCTTAAAATATCATACTATAAACTAATGATCTATTATTGCTTATAACTTCGTCGCGTGTTTGTTCTGCGTTAACAAAGAATAAGCCGCTGCCGCCAGTTGATTGATCACTTACATAAATTTTTAAACCGTTTAATGGTGCAGTAGGCTCTACTGCACTATCATTAGAATTAGGAACACTGTTGATTTGTAGAGTATCTTCTATACGAATATGTCCAGTACCTGGCGATGAAAGTATTAAATCAGTATCTGAAGTTAATGTTTCAATCTTAGTACCTATAATTCTTATATCATTAAATTCAAATCTATTTTTATAAATGTTAGCTACTACAGTGTTGTCAATTGCGATTTCAACTCTACTTGCGCTGCCAGAAGTTTCAAAATCTATAGCCTTAACTGTAGTAGGAGTAATAGTGCCATCACCAATTTGTTTAATATCAGAAAGCGCAAACGCTGTACTGATTGCATCATCTACATATTTTTTATTTGTAATATGATCATCGTCAACAACGTTTAATTCATAGTTATTAGTACCTTCAACACTGATTACACCTGTGCCTGCGTTGATAAGAAACAAGTCGCCGCCGCCTGTACTGATACTGTTAGTACGTATACCCACTAGCGCAGATGCTTGATTTCTAAAAACAAATCCACCTGTTTTTGTAGTTTCAGTAATTGGATCTCTCCAAGTTATATTTTCATCAAATAGAAAATATCCGTCAGATAAGACTCCTCGATCAAAACGCATACCAGCAATGTCTAATGTTATACCCGATCCAGTTTCACCAGAGTTTACAACAATTATATTATCTCTAACAGTTAGGTCTTCTGATTGAATTGTAGTGGTATTACCTTGTACTACTAAATTACCAGTAACGTATACCGTGCCTTCCTCATAGCCAGTATCAAGAGTAATACTGCCACCGTTTTGCACTTTGACTTTATAATCGCCGTTGGGTATATTTAAATATTTAGACATTCAGTATTCCTATATTGTAAGGGGATTTCTCCCCTTACTAATTAGATAGCAGTTAAACGTAGTACTGTTACTGTAGAGTCATCTTGGATAGCCCAAGTATAACGAACATTGTTAAAGTCTCTACATGTACGGTTGTACAACTTCTTGATGGTTACTTGTCTGCCGCCGGGACTAATTGTACCCTGTATTGACATTTCATTAGCGCCTAAAGCAGCTGGAAGTGCGTCAACTAGTGTGCATACTCCAACATTGCCTGTTCCTGCTCCTGTTGAAAGTGTCTTAGCACCTGTTTTACTATCGTTAACTAAAAACTTGTTAGAACTACGTTGCTTTAGAATGTAGCTTTGTACTGAAACTGCATTGCTACCTACTTTTGCGTTTACTGTGATGTTGAAAAAAGTTTCTGTTGATGCTGGCGCAAAGCGTGTATCATCTGCATCTGCTAACCAACCAAAGAATTTCTTATTAATTGGACGTCCCATTTGTTTCTCCTTAAAATTGACGTTCTAGGTCTACGCGGCGGGTAACCGCATAATTCCTGATCTAAAAGATCTCTTTTAGACAAAGTATTTATCCTAAAAGATAAAAGCTAAACATCAAGTCATAAAAATAGGGCCTTGCGGCCCTATTTTCATTTTGTTACCTAAGTAACTATTACTTGAAGCTTACGCTTGTATCAGTAATAGCAACGTTGGCTAGGTAGTCAGCTGCGTTACCAAGTGACGATGCTGTGTTGCTTAGTTCAACATATCCGTAACGTGTCATAAAGCTGACAGTTGGTTCGAATGTTGCTGGATCTAGTACAACACCGCTTGACATCAATGGAATGTATGGGCAGTAGAATGCAGGAGCATCGCTTTCGCTGGCACCCTTGTAACCAACGATAACGTTAGCATTGTCAGCAGCATATGTATTCACATAAACCTTCATTGCATTGTTTAGTGTACCAACTAACTTGGTGTTAGTAGGAGCTTCAAATGCGCCTTCAGTTGTACGTGCAAATGCTGATGTTGTAGCACTTTGTAGGATGGTCAATGCAAATGGGCTAACCACTGCATAGTTACCAGCACCACGACGTGTACGCTGAGCAATCAAGTTAGCAGCACGGTTGATTAGAACAGCTAGAGCAGCGTGTTCGTCACCAACGAATGTAGCAGTACCTGATACTTGAGTCTGATTATAAGTCTCAACAGCAGTACCGCCTAGGCTGTTTAGAGAAGCAAGAACTTCTTGATCAATTTCAGCGGTAATTTCTTGTGCCAAAGCAGCCATAATTTCTGCTTCAACGTCGATACCATGCATAGACTGTGCGTCTTGTGCAGCCTCAAAAGTCCAGCGAGCTGATAACTTACGAGTCTTGGCTTCAACAGTTTGCTTCAAGATTTGAATGCTTAGTCTATTACCAGCGGCACCTTCTAAAGCTGCTGTTACAGCGGCCTTACCAGTTGTTGCGCCTGAATATGCTTCAGCAATCTTGAATGGTGAAAGAGCTTCTTCACCTGCTACTGCACCGCTGGCACCTGAGCCAGAAGTATCTGAGTAGCGTACTCTTAGTGTGTGGATCTGACCCACGGGACCTGTCATTGGCTGTACGCCAACAAGTTCGTTTGCAATGACCGTAGGCATTACACGACGAATAACGGGTAGAATAACACGGTTTAGTGTTGCGACATTACCAGCAGAAGTAGCACCAGCAGTAGCAGTCTCAGCGAGATACTTACGAGTATTCTCTAGAGTGGTTGCCATTACTGTCTTTTTATTGCCTTGAAGGCCTTCGAGAAGTGCTGCTTTTGTGTCCTGCCAGCGACTTTCTAGTAGTTCTGACATTATTATCTCCTTAATTTAATCCGGCTAGGCGACGAATGTCAATTACATTGTCGACTGCTATACTACTTGTTTGTGATTTACTATCACGGTTGCCTGTTACTTCTTTGCCTTCTGTTAATGTTGCCTTCTGCTTTGCTGGAGTATTGCCGTCGATAACTGCCGGTAGATACTTGTCAAACTGTGAGCGTAGCTTTCCTGTTTGAACTGATTCCAGTAAGTCTGCCATGATTTCGCGTTGATCTTTGCCTAGTGGCGCAATCAAATCGTTCATTATTTCTTTTCTATTTGCAGTTTCTATTAGGCGTTGCTTTTCAACTTCCTTAGACTCTGCAAGTGCTTTTGCTTTTGTTGCAAATGCTTTTACTTCTGCAAGTTGCTTGTCCTTAGCGGCAAGTACTTTCATTAGTTTAGCGGTGTCTGACTTTTCGTTTAAGTAACTAGTGCCATACTCTGCCGCAAATGATTCAAAGATCTTACGACCAAAATCGTTTTGTCGTGCTGCATCAATATCTTCTTTAAGCGAGCTAATTTCCTTCTTAAGGCCCTTAGCTACTGTTTCTGATACTAGTGTAGCACTTCTTTCGATAAAGTTTTGTTTAACCTTAGCGAAGTGTGTCTTAGCTTCACGTACTAAACGTACTTTTGTTTCAGCTAAGTCTTTCTTATCTTCGTAAAATTCTGCAATTTCGTGTGATAGAGCTTCTACAACAAATTCTTCTAGCTTGGCATGTTGTTCAGCCATTGCTTTCTTATCTGCATGTAGTTCTTGAATTTCTTTTTGTAGTTGGTTAACTACAAAACCCTTTAGAAGATTTGTATTTTCACGCATTGCAACAGCATACTTTGCTTTTGCTTCTGCTAGAGATTTGCGATCATCAGCAAATTCTGCAATTTCTTCTGCTAGGCGCTCTGATAACAATGCATCAATGGCTTCTACCATTGAGTTCTTGTCATGCTCATACTTCTGAGCGAACTCTTCGCGAAGTTCAGCAACTGCTTGCTGCTTATTTTCACGAACTTTTGAGTTCCAAGCTTCTTCAATATCTGCTCTGATCTCTTCCGAAACAACATTGTTTTCAAAGAGTGTCTTCAGTGCATCTAACATATTCTTCTCCTAGTCTCGTTTACTGGAGCTTGTTGATGAGACTCATCAACGATTCCTTGAGGTACTTCTGAGCCTTTACATCGCCTCTAACTTCTTGTGCTATTCTGTATGCCTGATACCCGCCACGATTATTCATTAAATGTTCATAAATTGGTGTTGGGTATGCACCTGGTGCGCTGGGCTGTGCCACTACGTCCACTGTGATTATTTCAAAGTCGGAAACTTCTCCGCTTCCATCTTCTTTAACGTTGCCACTACCTCTTGAAGAGACACCTAGTTTAACTCCGCTTTCCAGCATTGTTTTAACTAGGTTCCCCATCGGTGTTGGTAGGATTTTTAATTTTCCGTAACCGTTTGGACCGTCCATCCACATTTCTGAAATCATGTGACTTACACGGTCTAAGTTTATATTAAGGCCTTCTGGATGATCTACTTCTCCAAGAACTGAGTAACCTCCACCAATTTGATCATTGAGCGTCTTGACAGCCCTGCCGATTTCATTTACAGGATACACTCGCTGATTAGCGTTGCGGATGCCGCCTTGGATAACAATCCCTTTCATAAAAAGGTTCTTGCCATCGTCAACGGATTCTACAACAATCCTTGCTTGGTCAAAGCTCAAATTCTCTCGTAAGTTTATCATCAAACTTCCTTATTACTTGCCGCCAATTATAGACTTCTTATTAGCAGCAGTGTCGCCTGCGCCCTTCTTTTCAGCGCCATGGCCTTTTGGCATAGGCTTGTTTGCTTTAGCTGCCTTGCCACCTGGTACGTTGATGTTCCCGGTACTCATGTCCTTCTCAGAACCCTTTAGCAAACCATTGCCTTTTAACTGGCCTTTGTTTGCTTCTACAGGACTCTTTTCAGTTCCTGCTTGAGCTAAGTTCTTAGCAGTGCCACCCATATCATTCTTGCTAGCTACGGTTGACTTAGTATTAGCACCGTTGTCTCCCATTTTAGGGGATACTTTTTCAACGTATTCACGCATCTGTTCACCAGCGGATAGTGGAGTAATCTTTGCAGTGTAAGGAGCAGCAGTAGATTCTTCTTCTGGAGCTTCTTCTTCGTCACCGCCCATATCACCCATGTCGTCATCACCGCTCATGTCCATGTCGTCATCACCACCCATGTCTTCGCCTTCTTCTCCAGCCATTAGCTTTTCAAATTCAGCTTTTAGATCTTCTAGGGCATCTTCTAGGTCTTCAACGCGATCTTCAACATCGCCTTCTCCACCCATATCGTCATCACCTTCTTCGTCGTCGCTACCAATATCGCTCATCATGTCGTCAGCTGGGTCGCCGCCCATGTCGGCCATTGGATCTGCTTCTACTTCAAACTCATCAAGGTTAAAATCTTCGTTAGTTTCTTCGTCATCGTCTTCCTCTGAAGATTCGTCTACTTTATCTTCGTCTTCTTCTTCGTCTTTGGAAGCTTCGTCTACTTCATCGTCGATATCTTCGTCGTCTTCTAGTAGATTTTCATAAATTTCACGTGACTTTTCCACAACTAACTCGTGGAATATAGCTTCAGCTCCGTCCTTATCTTCATTGATAAGACGTTCTAGCATTTCTTCAAACTTTTTACGATCGGCCATTCTATTCTCCTATAAATGTTTGTATACCATACGGGATGGTAAGGCTGTCATTTTTATTTAGTGTTAATGCGAAAATATGCGCACAAATAGGCTCAAAGTGAGTCAATTTGGTGCGCAGCATCTATAGTGGTGAATTTTTTATTAAATTCTGCCACGGTAATATGTTCTAAATTAGATAGTGTTTGAAAGTCTTTAGGTATAAAACTATCTTCCTCTACTACTCTTATATATCTTTTTTTAGAAAATTTCTGTATTGTTGCTACTGTTTGTTTAAGCCAATTACCATAGTATGTAGCTTTTTCTTCTTTTCTTTTATAGTTGTCTGTACCAGCATATATGTTGTTAACTTGTTCTAATTCTCTTCCTACGCCTACATAATCAAACCCTAAGATATAAATTTCTTTATTTTTATGTTCTGAAGCTAACCATAGTGCTGTAGGACCTGAACTCCATCCTTTACTAGGACTAAAGAAGTTTAATCCTGACATTTTATCAAACAATTTATTTTCATTAGTCCAAACAGGAACTTTGTACTGATACCGTGCTTTATCTAATTCAATTATCATTTTTGAATCAACTGCGATTAAAAAATCAGGATCAAAATCTCTGTAAATCGCATTACAAGCGTAGATCTTTCCAAATTTTCTAAGAGGGTCTAGTGATATTGGAGAGCGACTTGTGCCGTTACCTAATACAAATGCTGTTGCCAATTATCATACTCCGCCTTCGGTTGCATTGGCGGAAATGCCATACATTTGCTTAATAAAGTCAAGCTCTGCTGCTTTATCTTTGTTATGTAGTTCAGCACCTTTACGGATACGATTAATTTGCATTAAAGTTAGGCGAGTCTTACGTGTATCATCAAAATCAACAGGAGACTGATCGTATTCTGGCTCATAACGATCGTCCTCAGTTGGCTCTACTGTTTCTTTATCAAAATAAAATAGTTCACGTAATATCATGTTAGTATTTATGCCGTTGGTGCTGTAGCGGGTACTGCTGCTGCACCGCCTGTTGCTACTGCTGGTTCACCTCCACCAACACCTTCTGCTTCAGGAGATTGTATCTCAGCTGTGTCTTCTACGCCGCCAAGATCTTGATCTATACCTGCTGAACTAATACCTGCACTGCGCATTTCACCCGATGCGTCTGTTGCAGGCTGTTCTAGATTTTCATCATTCTCTTCTCTCCATAAACGTTCATTTTCAGCAAGCTCTTCATCAGTCATACCTAAGAAACGTTTCATAGCAAATCTATTTGATACGTATGGTATTGCTGACATCTGTGTATATGTTGGTACGCGAGCGTTATCAATTTCTGCCTGACGATAGCTAGCAAAGTTTTGTGGTGGTTGAAATCTAAGATCAAACATGTTAGTATCAATGTTGACCCCTTTATCTAATAGATAGCGTTTAAACTCTGTATCAAATTCGCTTGATACTAGCCCTTGAAGTCTTTCGCAATAGTTGTTAAAACGTAATTCTTGAATGTATGCTGTTCCTACACGCCCATCGTTATATTGTGCCGCACTGTCGTCTGCACCTGTGGGCAAATAACTACTAGGAATACGTAATCCACGTACTAGCTTATTAGTAAAGTAACGTAGATCATCAATCTCACCTAGGTTAGTACCGCCTGGTAGTGTTTCAACTTTACTGCCACGACCTTCTGCTGTTTGTGGAAAGAAGTAGTCTTCATTAATTGATAACGGATTATAAGCACTATCAATTACGTTTGCGCCGCCGCCTGTTTGGCTTGGAATACGTCTTTGATGTATTTCAGTTTTTACTCGTTCAACAAATTTCATTGCCAAATGACTAGGCATATTACCAACATCAACGTAAAAAACGCGACGTTCAGGAGCTCGCTGTACACGGTATATAATAATCGCATCTTCTAGCAATTCCTTCTGCTTGTACACTTTAAAAATAATTTCAAGTAAACTATTTCCAAAAGGATAGTTGTTGTCTAATCCTTCGCTAAGACTCAAATGTACTACGTGTTTTGCATCTACTGTGATTTCATTAATATCGTTTTGAAATCTTGAACCTGTTGATTGAGCATTAGTTACACCAACCATGCCTCTTACACCACCTGTAAGATATCCGTTGCCGCCGCCAGTAACATTACCATTTGTTTGGTAGGGAGTAGTTGCAACAGCTTCTATAAAGTTTAGATTAAAGTTTTTAACAACATACTGTTCAGGAGTTTTACCTTCTGATTCGTTAACAATAATTTTAGTTATGTTAGCAGGATCAACGTGAAACCATCTTTTAGTTTCAGGATCTCTAATAAAAAATTGATCACCATATTTAAAAACGTTGCGTAAGATTCTAAACATCTTTGTTTCAAAATCTTGTAACTTGTACCACTGCTGTAGGTACTGTTGAATAATAGTAATTTCTGTATTTGTAGCTTGATTCTTATATTCAACAATAAAATTAGTTTTGTTTTGCTTATTGCTTTGTGTGCAAAATTCTGCTAGGATATCTAGGGCAGCATTAACTTCACTATCCATATCCATAACATTGTATTGACCATAACGTTCGACACGATTTGGACTGCCAGTATAGACATCTGGTAAGAAACTTGAATAGTTTGTACGTGCAGGGCCAGGTTGTCCGCTAAATGAACGACTGCCTAGGGGAGAATAACTTCCGTTAGGATTGTCGCCTGTTGCTACTGGTGTGAAGAATTTTTTCCAACTCATAAGTTATTCCTTTTACATAACAGTAACATTTCTACTTGAAATATCACTGCCCCCCATATTTTTAGTATTCTTTTCAATCTTGTCGTCAAGATCTTTCATTTGTCTTAAAACTTCTAATACTTGCGTCATTACACTATTAAGCTGATCTGTACTTCCAGCACCTGCACTTGTATTTACACTAATATTGCGTAATATATCTCCAGCATTGGTTCTTGGATCGCCTGATCCAAACATTCCACCTCTGTTTTGATTAGCTAGTTCTTTGTTTAAGTTTTCTAAGGTTCTAGTTAATTCTTTCAATGCATTATTATATGTTAATAATTTTGATGCGTCAAGTCCATTTAATGCTGTTAGTGTAGATGTTAAATTTTGGGTATTAGCAATTGCCTGCAGACCCTGTGCGGTTGCTGTTAAGCCTTCAGATCCAATTCTTCCAAATCTTTCTAAATTAGTTACAAGACTAGTTGGAACTTCAGGAAATCTACCGCTGGAACTACCGCCTTGGAATGCTGTAATAGCATTGCCAAACGCTGTCATAGCTCTAGCATTTGATTCAACTGCTGGACCATTAATTCTTGCATTACCAAACTCAGCAACTTTGTCCCATGGCATTATCTGACTACCACTAAAGAAGCTGGCTATTGCTCCCATTAGGCCGCCGCTGCGC